GTAGCTTCACGACCTGCTTCATCATTGTCAAGCCAAAGGATTACTTCATCGAAGTTACGAATCCAATCACGCTCTTCAATCAAGTCTTTGATAGAGGAAGCAGAACGAAGGGATACAACAGGGTAGAAGGCTTTGTAGCGTTTATACCATGCGGATTGTACCGCCATAGCATCTAACTCACCTTCAGTAATTACAAGACGTTTACCGCCGTTGAATAGCTGTTGTCCGAACAAGCCACCACGGACTGTACCCACGGAAGCAAACTTCTTAGGGAGGGTTCTAACTTTATAACCCACCAAGTTGTCTTCACTGTAGTAAGGGTAGTAGTGGCTATCAATAGCCCCATCCATATCGTAAGATACTTTTACACCGTAGTGTTCTGATACTTGCTTAAAGATGTTACGCTCTTTAAACCCGCGACTAGTGAAGTCTTCTTGTATTTCAGTAAGACTAGGCCCGTACGAAACAGGCTCAAAGTCTGTGTTATTATTAATCACAGGTGTACCCCCTCTAGGTGCTGGTGTTGACTTACGACAGCTGAAACAGAAGGTTGAACCGTCTTCGTACAACTGTTTCGGGTCTGAACCACCACAGTCGTCACACGGCAAGTTTTTCTGTATGATTCGACCCATAACTTATTCCTCTTCAGATTCCCGTGTATAAACAATAGTAGCAGTAAACTCCGACACTTCTTGTAAGATGAAGTATAAGATAATACCTGCCATAGCGTTAAAGTCAAGAACCTCTAGGATTCCAAACAAAGAAAGAACCAGCATAGCTAGGCTCATTATATAAGTGCCTGTAGCAATCATTCTAAGCATTAGTATTTCCTTTTAATTGATTTAAGGTATTTACGAGTTCTATCCGTAACTGCTTCTTTAGGGACAAACCTAATAGCAGCAATTTGTCGGTTATAATACCTTGGTGTTTTGTTGTCTTCCAAGTATTCTGTCATAGACTCAGAAACCATCTGAGAGTAAGCTTCTGCATAGTATAAGCCGCCTTTAGTATTGTATACATCTACAATCTCAAAGTTAAACTTGTCGTGGCCATACTTAGCTATATCGGCTTTAAGATGTACTGACGAACCTGTGTAGGTCCGCCATGTCATTTCTTTCCCGTAGGTTACTGACTTCTTTTTTCCACCGTGGAAGAATTGCTTCTTGCCCCAGTAGAGCTGGTTGGTTTCAGTGTTGTGTATACAGTATAAGAAACCAAACACATCAGAAGGATTGAATTTAAACTTACAATCCCAATGACCTATTTCATCCTCGGATAGCGGCTTCGTATACTTCTTTTTTGATTTTGAAGTGGTCATCGATTTTTCTCCAGATGTGAATTAGACGACCATTAGCGATCATGTAGGAATAACCCTCATCGCCATAAGCGTCATTATAAGCACGACATACTACATCACGCATTTCTTTGTGAGTAATAGCATCAGCAAGAAGCTTTTTAGCTTTCACTGGGCCTACCCTTGGCAAGCCCGGTATAAAATCAACGCTATCGCCTTGGAGTACTTGTTGCCAATAGAACCGCTCACCATACTCTTTATCAATCTGGTAGATCTCCTTTTTTCTTGGGTTGTAGTGAGTTCCCGGAATACAGTGTAAGTCTTTATCAACGGATACAACAGCACGATTAATGCCAGCTGCATCACACTCTAAGGCCCATACCCGTACCAGGTCATCTGCTTCACAGTTATCAGACTCAACAGAGCCTTCTAGTTTACTAGCCCAAGACTTCAAGTCATTAAACCACTCAAGTCTATTGTCTTTGGCTTTCTTCCGATTCCCTTTATAGTCAGAGAACAGGTCCAATCGAAAGTTGTCAGGACCACCAATGGCCATAACGTAGTCTTTAGTAAACAAACTATTCAACACATCATCTAATAGTCCTTGGAACTTCTTCTTTCCTTCTTCTAGTGATTCACTTTTCCATATAGCCATGTATACTAATACATCACCATCAATGATAGCCATAGTCATAGTAATATTCCTTTAATTAGGGGTAGACCTTGGTCATTATTTGCGGGTATTTTTTAGCCTTATTTTTAAGGGAGCTTACCCCTAAGCCTTCCCGTTAATTGCGCGATACTCCAGTTTGAAATAGTTGCGCTTCATTATTTCACTTAACGAAGAACCCTCCTGATTAGCCATAACAGTTACATACCATAGTACGTCACCTAGCTCGTCTAAAAGATCTTCTCTAGTTCCTGTTTCTTCTGCCTCTTTTACTTCGTTTGCTTCTTCCAGTAGACCCTTAGCTAACCCTGTGTGGTTGCGATGGTCTGGAGAAAAGAAGTCTAGGGCGATACGTTCGTATACTTTATTTTGCATAGTAAGCTCCTTCTGGCAGGTTCATAGCTGCAATGATGTCATTGAACTGTTGGATGGACATCCCTAAGACTTCATACTTCTGTCGTTTCTCGTGCCACTGCCTCATAAAAACAGAGTCATCATCAATCATTACTTCTACATCTTCAGACTGACCACTAGCATCTAGGGTAGTGATAATCGTATCTTCGGATTGGTGTTCTATAGTAAACATAGTTTTTCCCTTATTACCACTTTCGTACTTTCCAAAATGCCCAGCAAACAGCGCAGTGGTCTTTCCCACACAAGGCATCCACTAAACGAGATAAGTTAAGCTTGTTATTACGCTTAGCTTCGTGTTGACGAGCTGAGAAAGTTTGACCAACTTCACCGCCCACCAGAACGTTAAAGAACATTGATAGAGCAATGCCTACTCTGTAAAAATAGCTTTTCATAGCTAGTCCTTTTTTGCTAGGTCTTTTTCAGCATCGCTGTAACCTTCATCATAACCTAAATCATAACCCTCATCCTTACCATCAGTGAAGCCCTCTTCGTATCCCACATTTTTACCATCATACCAGCCATCGTCACGGCCTTCAGCATAGCCTTCGTCACGACCCTCCAGCCAACCCTCCTGATGACCTTCGTCCCAAGCAGCGTGATACTCTGAAGTGTACTCCGAAGTTGCTTCTGTGATTGTATCCCCTTCTAAGATATGAAGCAGACGCTTAACCTCTTCTGAGAGTTCGATACCTTGGAACTTACACTCTCTATAAAAAATGTCGAATTGCTTGCCAATTGTTTCTTCCACTGAGATAGTTACAGCCATAGTATTATCCTCCAATACGTTCTAGTTCGACCATTACGGCCATGTCATTGACAGCATAACCGTTAGCATATTCGCCGTCAAGCTCCATATCTACGCCGATGATGTCGGTCCCATACTTATCAAGAAGCTTCTTAGCTAAGTCTTTAACACCAAAGGCTTCGCCTATCTCAATAAAATCTACACCTTCGTCAGATTCAAAACAGCCTGAGATTTTAATATCGTTATGTTCCATAGTCATTCCTTTCATGTGTCCTACTTCTTCCGTCATAACAAGTTATCCTCCATAGTATTCAATCACACGGTCTAGCGCCAATATGTCTAAGGATAGGGACTGCCAATCCTCCATCTCAACGTCAGTCAAATGGTCTACACTACGATTGGCGTCTAGTAGCTCACGCATCTCAATACAAAGCTCACGAGAGCTTTTCAGTGTGGCCAAGACAACGTCTTCCCTAGCTATCATCTTCAAACCCTCCCAATACGGTTTTAAACACATAATCTATGGTTGTCCCAGTAGCACCACAATAGATTAATAGTTTTACCCCAAGCTCTTGAGCCAAGGTAGCTGTGGCATCGTCCAAGTCAAAGTCAAACGTGGCACTACCGTCTTCATGTTCTGTTATGGCTGTTATTTTCATCTTTTCCGTCCTTTGAATTGGGGGCTGACACCTATGAGATATCAGCCCGAAATATTAAGCGTCTGTGCGCTCGTTATCGTCGCCATAGAAAACCGACTTCACAGCGAACATGCTGGCCGTTTCAAGGTTGGTGAGTGCGATGCTGCGACGGCGGCTCGCTGGCAGTTTATTGATCACATCGGCAAGCTCGTTTGCTTTGCCTTTGATCGCGTCAACCATCTCGTTGTTGGATGGGTTGAAGTCTTTGGCTGTTACATCTATCTTCATTTTCTACTCCGGTGCAGATTGGGTGGTGAGTTGAACGGGCGGATGCCCAGTGCCAAGAATTGTGAGCCTGACAGCGCCGCCATTGGCGAGGTCTGCAAGCTCTTTGGGCGTTGGCTCCCAAACTGAGGTCATATGATTAACGCCCTCAATTTCTTCATCTTTAATCGCAAGCGCGTAGTATTCATCTTGCGTTTCAGCAAGGACGCGCGTTGCGTCTAATATCCGTAGGGGTTGCATGACGGGTCCTTTTTATCTAATGAGCCAAACAGCAATTGCTGCCGCGACTAGTGCTGATGGAATTGCAACTGCAAGCATTGGAATAAATGCAGCCAATCCAGCTTCGTTCCAC